CGACTTATCGAATTCGACCGGAATCGGATTCTCCTTCAAGAAGCTGTTGGCTTCTTCCAGCCATGTACGCACTTCAGCAGTGAGCTCGACTTTCTTACCCACACTGATGTGCGGAGTGTAGTCGTCGAAGCTGTGCTTGAATTGCTGGCCGATCAGCTCGTAGTGCAAGCTCATCAACTGCGGACTGTTGATCAACGCAACGATGATCTTCTCACCGTCTCGCTCTTCCCACACCACGAACTCCGTGAGCTCACCGCTACACGTCCGATCCTTTGGCACGTTGACTTCGGTGGGGATATCACCCGCATGGTACAGCACGGTAGTATGGAACTCCGTGCTGTTGCGGGTTTTGAACGGCGCGTTCTTCAGGATGCGGCTGAGCAACACGACGGTGCTTTCCGTAGGATCGACCCACACGTAGAAACCACCCGTGGGGTCGCTGCCCGCGATTTCGTCGTACAAGATTCTTGCTGTGACTTTGTTCACGGGCTATCCTTACGTGTTGAAGTTGCAAAGCTGAAGCGTGATGACGGCACCAACGTTGGCGGAGTATATGATTTCATCGCCGGGCAAGAACATTGCAGTGTCATGGTGACGTCGACCATAACCACCACCGCCGTCCTTAGTGTTGCGCGAGACCATAGCACCATTGACGGACATGGAAGTGTTGCGCGACTGGTCGTCGACCACCCATGTATGGCAGACACCCTGCTTGAATGTCCGAATCGCATTGTTGCTGGTATATCCAGGAACTGTGTTGCCGCCACCATTGATGACGATGTTGGGTGCCGTCATGGTGAACGAGATCATCGCGTTGTTACCACCGCTCGGAGTATAGCTGTAGGGCGGAACGCTGATGGTACCGTCACCCGCTTCGTTGATTCCCGAACCGATCTTCACACCGCCGAGCTGTCCGCCGTTAGCTATCGGCAGCACATACGGAGGAGGCGGGCTGTACGGCGGATTGGCACTGATACGTCCGTTGCCATCTACAGTCAGGTAATCACCGACGATCACACCACCGAGGCTACCCGTCGTTGCTTTCGGCAGCACATACTGAGCCGGGATCACGGGCGGATCTACGATCTGGCCGTAGTAGACAGTACCGCCGCGCTGATCGTCGCGATAGATACGCATCTGCGAGCCAATGGTCGGCGCACTCAACAGCGGATTGGCATTCAGGTAGAATCGGTAGTTGCCGCCCGACACCACCACTTGCGATACCGAACGGAAGAACTGGTCGGCAGTCTTGATGACGAAACGTCGGTTCACAGTAGTCAGATCCGACGGGCGGAACTGTGCAGCCGGGAACTCGATCCACGTAGTCGTGCTGTTGGCAACGGTGAACGCTGAACCGTTTGCCGACGCGTATTCCATATAGCCAGTGGATTCGAGGGACCACGTAGCATCGCTGGTGTTGGTCAGCAACGAGCTGTCCCCATGCGAGTTCAGTTCACGCACCAGAACCAGAGGGATATCCGGATTGGCCGACAGTACCGGCGGATACACATCGCTCCAGTTGTAGACTTCCCATACCGCCGGAGGGCCGTTCATAGTGTCGATCTGGAAGACTGCCGTGGACTGTTGCAGCTTCAGCAGCGCGTGGAACGTATAGCTCGACACGACGTTGGTTCCCAGCGAGCTGTACTTCGTCTGCGGAGTTTCGAACACAGCCTTCGCGAACATCGTGCCGTCTTGCAGGAACACTGCGACCTCACCGAAGTCGAAGGGGCCAGCGTCCGGCGGGATCTCCAGAACGATGTCGATAGTGTTGTTGCCGATATTGTTGTACGTGGTGGGGACGCCGGTGTACAGCAGATTGCCGTTGATCCCAGCGTCGGTAGTCTGCGGGTCGTACCCGTAACCACTGCCGATCTGAAAGCTGGTGATGTGGATGTACGGTCCAGTCGGGGTTGCGACACTGGCAACCGCCAGCCCCCGATCGGTGATGAGAAACAGTGGAGTACCTGCCATGATATGCCTTGAACGTTATACGTTGGTTAGATGAGGCGCGGGCTGATAACGTTCAGCGGACGCGACTGCTGATCCTTCTGCAACCCGAAGAAGTAGTTGCGGATACCATAGCTAAGGTCGAAGTTCGCCGGGAATGTTCCCAGATTGGTCTTGCCCGTGGTCACAGTCAGCGCTTCGGTATCCGTCCAACTCAAATTAAGGATGCCGCTGCCGCTGCTACTGTTCGCACTGGTAGGGCTCAACACACTCGTCGTAGTGTTGCCCGGGATGTCGGCGTACAGCTTGATGAAGTACTGACGCGCCAGAAGCTGAGCTGCTGACGGGCCCGACGCCGCGTTCATCAGCAGACCGTTGATCTGGAACTGCGATGCGAACTGCGTGAGGTTGAGGCCTAGGGCACGAGCTTGCACACCCAAGAAGCCGAAGTACGCATTGGTGTCCGTCATGTTGACGATACTACCAACCAACTGAACGTATCCAGCGTCTGCCAGCGAAGGGCTGCGCACAACGTCGATGTTCTGCGAGTACAAGCCGATGGAAGGAGTAGCAGGTGCCGCCGGAAGGTTGAGTTTCACGCCGCGGATGATGACGGTGCCACCCAGACGATTGATACCGTTCATGTACCACTGCGCGCTGATGTTCTGCACAGCGAACGTGATGACTGGACGGTTCAGATCAGCCATCCATGCGGGAGCCGCACCTGTGCCGATTGGAGCGCCGTTGAAGTCACCGTACTGAGCATCGCCGTAGAACGTCAGGGTTACACGTCCACCGTAGATGTTGAAGTCGGCGTTCATCGAGAACGACTGTCCGGCTTGCAGTGCGATCGTGGTATCCGCCGCGCGATATTGACCGAAGGGGCTTTGCGACGACAGGTAGGCCAGCGCATAGTCCAGCGAGCGGAACGGTGCGGCTTTCGTGCCGTGTGCCGGATCGTCGACTCCAGTGCTGGAGTTCACGTAGTAAGCAGTCGAACCGAGCTGACCGCCGACGTACAGTCCGTCACCAACGCTCTGAATGGTATTGCCAGCACGCGCAGACAACGGGACCAGCGCCGGGTTCACAGCCTCGACGCCCGAAGTCATGGGTCGATGGACCTTCGCGGTCGCATCATACACATCAGGGTTTAAAAAGTTTGCCATGTCTTATTTACCAATATGGGGTGAACTGGCCGCTGCCCGGGACGACTTCCTTGAAGCCCTTCGGATTCACGAGCAGATTAGCGCGTTGATTGCCTACGACCTGTGACGGTATCCAGTCCGGGTGTGTACCCGTCCGTGCGGTAGGTATCACGGTGTAGACCGGGAGTCGAGCATCCGACCGACTGCTGCCCGGTACTGGAATCCAACCTACGGGTCCGTACAGAACCTTGTATCCGTCAGGCGTACCAGTCGTGGACGCGCCACCACACAGAGTGGTTGGCAACGTCGGCGTGTTGCTAACTGCCTGATCATGCAGAGTGTACGCGGGGAGCTTGTTGCCGGACTGGTCCTGAATCCAGGCAGTCGGCTGGCTCAGCATGTAGATGCTGGTGTAGTCGGTCGCCGCCGGATTGGACATCAACGCACCTGACGGGACGTTCGGAGCCGTGTCGTAAATCGGCGGACTATCCACACCCATACGCATGGTATTGGACAGCACGATTGCCGAGTCGCCCCACAGACCGATGGCTACGACCTTGGCGTCGGTGTATCCAGCTTCCAGGTGGTCAACCACCGGGATCTTGTAGTCGAGCCTGACAGACTCAAGAACCAGATTGTAGTTGGCGATTTCATAGAAGAAAGACACCAGAGTCTTGATGTCCAGCTTCTCCAAACCACCGGATGCAATCACAGCTACGTGCGTAGTCGGATACCATGTGCCGCCGTCCCAGATCGCGGTGCCGATAGTCTGGTCACCTTCGTCGTAGAAGTTCACATAGTCCTGCGTCCACTGCTTGCGCACGTCGAGGCTGGTGGACAGGCAGTAGTTGATGAAGTTGATGAACGACTCGGTGCCTTTGCCGAACCAGTATTGCCCGACCCATCGACTGATCGTCTGATAGTTGTCGCTGGTTACAACTCCGGCGTTCTGCAGCTTCATCCCCAACGCGTTCACTTGCTTGACCAGCAAGTCCCGCTCAGGCTGCGACCACGCCTCGAACGGGATGAGCTGGCTCTCGTTGATGTACGTAGCTTCCATCTCCGGATTGGTCACCCACATATTACGCAGGTTGCCCAAGATCTCCGTCTTCTTGTCCACAGTCGTTTCGAACACTTCGTCGACCGCGTCCATGAAGTCCGTGAAGTACGGGTTGATCTCCAGATACGGCGGCAGCAGGATTGACCGCGGTGTGCGATAACCAAGCCGCCGATTCTCAGCAGGATCGTTAGACGGTGGATCCGTCGTGTATTGGTAGCTCATGGTTTATCCGTTTGACAGACGCGTCGGATTGTTGCTGTCGATACGCTGCTGACGTTCCGCGTAGAACACGTTGATGGTCAAGCTGTTCAGCGAGTTGTAGCGAATCGGCGTGTTAGCGATCGTGGTAGGCGCACCACCCGTCGGCGTTATCGTACCGTTGTCCGTGAAGGTCAGCGGCGACGCAGCCGATACGTTAGCCAGAATACCTAGCTGGCCGCTCTTGCGACCCCAGACTTGATACGAGGCAGCGTTCACGACGGCGGGCCAATCAAGCTTGACCGCATAGCTATTTGTCACACTGACGATCTGCGGGAATGTCCAGTTGGTCGGAACACCGACTTCGCCCGTGGTAAGCGTGGTGCTGACTGCGTATGCGTATACTGACGAACCCAAACCACCACCGCCCGGAATCAGAGTGTACGTGGCATCAGGACTTTCCGGGCTGGTGACGACCATCGAACCAGTAGGAGCATTCGGGATGATGTACGATATCTGACCGGGAGCCGCAGCCGTTGCCACGTCGATCAAGTCGGACACGTAGAAGTTGGTCATCAACAAACCGGGGCGCGGAGCAAACAGCTTGGTGATCGCGCTGGTCACTGCGGTCTGCACTTGGGACGGAATAGCCGTGTTGAACACGTACACGTCCAGCGCCACGTCGCGCGGTACAGCGATCGGATCCTGCCACAGGAAGTACGGAGCGTACATCGTGACTGATTGGCAGTAGTCCGTGAAGCTCCTCTTCTGCGCCTGTGTCCACGGACTGCTGGTCAACCCGGCTACGCGGATAACGTTCATCCAGCGATAGTCCGAGGGGTTGATCTCACGCTGTGCCTGCGTCACTGCATCCAGGATACCGGGATACGTGGCGATGGTTGCTTGATACTGCGACTTGGTGACCGCCGACTGGTAAGTCCCGAATCCACCGGCTGCCACGTTCTTGTAGGCGACCACAGGCTTGTCGTTGGAACCACCGGTCGGATTGGCGTTGAACGTGCCGGTGATCTGCGGGAAGCCAGTGACGCTCACTGCCTTGTTGATGGTTACGACGTTGTTCCCGTTCGAACCCTGAGTAACCGGGTACGAGATGACAACCGCGTCGTTGACCTGCGGGATGGTGCCGAACTGGCCGTTCAACCCACCCAGATTACCGAACTGAATGAGCAACCGTCCGTCAGACATAGACAGGTCAGCGTAACCGGGCACACCGTCGAAGTTCCACAAGACGCCGAACGACTTGGGAATGATGGTGCCGTTCACCTGCACGATAACGTCCTGATCCGAGATCACGAACCCGTCTTGCGAGGACACGAACGTCTGCCGTTCAGTACCCAGACCGTTCATGGCGTAGCTGTAGACCTTGCCTTCATACAACGTTACTGCCAATGGCACGCCCGCCATGATGGTGATCTGCGAGCGGTTGAAGAAGTACGCGCCGCCACATGAGAACTGTGTCAGTGGCGGAAGGCTGACTGATACCGGGCTGTTGAGCGTACCGGTCACACCGGCCGGCAGATAGCGGGCGATACGCAGTCCCTGCATCTGCGTGATGGACAGGATCGAATCGTCAGCCTGTGCCGTTTCCGAGAACACGTCCTCGACTTCGCGCATGATACGGCCTTGCGCAAAGGCACCAACAGCGCTGATAAGTTCGATCAGGGTTTGCGATGTCTGCGTTGTGAGGTTGCCTACCCAAGTAGGCTTGTTCGCCAACGCCTGTTGGAACTGTGCGACGAACTGGTCAACGTCCGCGGTCAGGTCCGACAAAACGAGATTGGTGGTTGCCATCTATTTCTCTACTGAGTGATCGTGAAGTTAATGGCCTGTCTTGCACTCGTGAGTCCTACACCAAACGCCAGCCTCACGTTGTAACCGGGGAGCGTCAGGTCAGGTGTGATAAACGAGTTAGACATGTCGAGGTTGATGCGCGGTTCCCAGCGAGCGATAGCCTGGATCATCGCGATCTGCATCTTGTTGGCGGTTGTCTGATCGATCGGTTCCTGCAAGAACTGATACCACATCGAGCCGTACTCCGGCTGGAAGATGCGGGACCGGGAACCTATGGGGCAGTTGAACAGATTGAAGAGGCTACACAACTGGATAGCCTGTGCGTCAGGCAAACGATCCGGTAGATTGTTCATACCGAACTGAGTATTTACGTCGATCCAGGTTGCGCCGTCCAACGACGTCTGGTACGAAGTGAGTTGAGCGGCCATTGCTATACCCTGTAAAATTCGGATTGTTAGATCGGCTGATTCGGCTTGCCAGTCGTGCGCTCGTTGCCGTCGTCAGTGTATTCGTGATCGTGATTGTCGTAGGTGCTGCGCATGTTCCCGACGGTCTTGGAGTTACCCGAACTCGTCAAGTCGGTAATGTCACCACCGGCCGCGATCGTGGAATCCGCAACGATGGGGCCGTGGAAGTTATGTGCCGACGCAGTGTACGTAGCGGTTCCACCTGCCTGAACCGTGATGTTACTACTGGCGTGGACCGCGGCATTGCCACTAGCGGTGATAGACGCGTTCCCAGTAACGTTGACAGTCCAGTCGCCATTGGAATTCGTGACGTCCCCGTTGACCTGCGTGATGCGCTTGCCGTTAGCGTCGATATTGATTTGCGCGCCGCCCTTCGTGATGAAGGTATAGGTATGGTTCGTCATATCGTACTTGACGATGTTACCATCCGGGTCCTTGAAGCCCCACACGTTCGGATCGCTGAAGTCCGCGTTCACATCGGCCTTGACTTGCACCGGCGAGTACAGAGCGTTGTGCTCATCACCGTTCTGCAACTCGATCTTGATCTTGCTGCCAACCGCCGGACTGCCGTAGGTTCCGTACTGTCCGTTAGCGCCAGTACCGAAGCCGAACGGGCTGTCCTTGTGCGGACCAATCCAGGGCACTTCACCGGCAGCGCTGTCATACAGACCGGGCACGTCGGCCTGTACTCGATGGAGGCCTAACGGATCTTGATTGTTGGTCACGGTTCCCAAGTAATAGCCGGAGCCGTACTCCTCGGAATGTGATACTGTGTCGTTGGCTGTGTGGAAGGCCATGATCAACCCGATGTGTAATTAGAATTCGTGCCCTGACGTACTCCCAGCAACTTCTCAGCGTAGTTGGCACCGACAATCAGAAAGGCTTTGGCTGAGATGATATACGTCCCGGCGTAGGCCACATCCTGCTTCTGGTTCTCGGTATCCACTGCGAAGGTGAAGGTATCGAACAGTTGCAACGTTGTCGGCGTGGAGATGTTGAACTCAACACTCAGACTGTACGTGTTGGCAAACCGCATGTTCTGATAGACTGCGCGCTCGTAGTTCGTGTGGACGTTGCCAACGTCGATAGCGCTGAAGGTACGGTAGCCCTGCTGGATCTTGTCTTTGATAGCTACGTTGAACAGCGGACTATTGCTGTCCGGCGTGAACGTCACCTGATCGTGCATAGTGTGCGTGTCGTCGCCAATCATCGACTGCTGGACCCGGGTATTCTGGTAGCCAGTCATCTTGTTGTTAAGCCCAGACTTGGCTTGCGGCTGGTAGTCAGTAGCTGTGAACGCGCCGATGAGGTACTGGCCCAGAACAATCTTGGCAGACGGATCAGGCAACGTGTTCACATCCTTGTACTTCATTCCCCCGACAGGATCCACACCCAGAACCATGTATGATCCATCGTTTGCGTATCCGCGCTTCGCCACTTGCTTGGCGAACTCACCGTAGGTTCGGTTGCGAGGCATCCACAGTTGCGAATCGTTTGTGGCGGTGCCGCTATACGGGATACCGCACGTCGAAGCAATCTGAGACAGGACGTCGTCGCTTGTACCACGAACACCTCCAGTAGCAGTGCCCGTCCAGTAGCGAGGGGCGTCGTAGTAACCGTCCACCTCGTACTCAAACGACGAGCCGTTGAACTGCTTCACGTGATGGAACTTGCGGAAGTTATACGTGACTGTGGCAGCGGCTGACGGCTTGACCACCACGCGGATCGGAATGGCATCCTGCAACTCTAGCTGGTCCAGAGAGTGGATTACGTCGATGAGCTTGAAGTGCACGGTCGGAAGGAACGTCTTGGTCGAATAACCAACGTGCAGAAAGGCCAGCGTGTTAGTACCCGGATCCAGCGGATACTCCACGTTGTTGATGAAGATTGCTACTTCCAACCTTCCGTTTACGTTATAGCCCATGCTATCCTCAGATGGTCAATGTCTGCTGCTGATTGTTCTGCTGCTTCGACAGATACGCGATAACGTCTGCCTTGGTTGGCACACGAAGCACCAATCCGACAGCAAGATCCGAGATCGGGTCGGACAGACCGTTGTATGCCAGAAGGGCGCGCCACAGTGACGTGTCCCCGAACAAGCGGAAGGCCAGACCCGGCAGATTAGCGACGTCGGTGGACTTCAGCTGGATCTGCGTGTTAGGCTGCACGTTGAAGCGCAGATTCTTGTAACCCGATTTGAACTTGTCGTAGTTGCCACTGTTATCCAGCGGCGTGTAGCGACTCCAGTTGTAATCGCCGGTGTAACCGTCCATGATCTATCTCCTACAGGTGGAAGCCGAATGAACTGGCGGCTTTCGAGGCAGCGCCAGATGCGGCTTGGAATGCGTTCTGACCGACGCTGGAAATTGCGTTCGGAATGCTGAACCCGAAGTTGTCGGCACCGCTGGTGGTCCCACCGTTAGGATTCAGGAACAACTGATCCAAGTCCGACTGGACCAGCATGAAGAGTGGCTTGAATCCGACCATCACCTTCGCGTGGTGCGGCAAGCCAGTCTGCGCATCGAAGTTGGAACTGAACGTCTGCTGCACGTTCGTGATGACCACGCTATCGAAGAACATGTAGTTACCGATGCGGATGCTGATCTGATTCTTGATACGCGACTTCCAGTAAGCGGACGTACCGAGACTGGGGTTCTGCTGCAAGCTCGACTGAATGGTCGAGTTAGCCCCGTCGTTAGACGTCGTTGCACTGTTACTCAACGTGCCTAGTTGCGGGGACACACCGATAGCGCTGCCTACTTGGTTGACGACATCCTTGCCAAGATTCGTCGCGGTGTTCCACAGACCTTTGGCAACCGTACCGAACGTGGTGCCAGCGCTTTTGATACCGTCAGCGGCGGTCCCCACCAACTGCGACAAGTCCATGGACGGGCCGGGCTGTTGCAGCAATCCGAACGTGGAGTTGATTGAAGGCATCGTCAACTTCAACAGGTTCAGAATCGGCTGCCGCACGTCGGCATCCGGATCCGTTTCGGTGTGGAACTCCAATTCGATCGACAGGTCCGAGTCCTGATTACCAGACCAGATCTGAGCCGTAAGCGCTTGCACCGACAGCTTGGTGCCGAACAACGCCATCGCGTCGTTCAGCTTCTTGTTGCCTGAGAGCCCTTGTGCGAACGGTGTGTCGTAAGTGGCACGAGCATCGAACGCGAAGCTATCAGGCATCGGTGCAGTCACGACGATAGGCTGTCCGCCGTTGCTCGGCTGCGTCTGTTGAATGACGCACAGATAATTCGTATTTGCCATTGTAAACCCCAATCAATCAAGCGTTGACTGCTATGAGAACACCCTGCGGTCCGCGAATCACAGTGTTCCCGTTTGATCCGTCCTTCGAAGCGACGACGTTGCCGTTAGCCATCCGCTGACCAGGAGCTGACGCCGTGCCATTGTTAGGTTTCCCGTTGGGCTGCGTGGTCGCCCCGTTCTGCATCGCTACCTGTGCGTCTGGAAGTGACGACGTCGCACCCTGCGGATACTGCGTATTGTTTGCCAGCTGGACCAGCGATGCCTTTTCTGATTCGGCACGCTTACGCAAACCTCCCCACAGCGTAGGGCTCTTCGAGAACAGCTTCTCGGTGTTCGCGTATTTGTAGTCCTGGATAGCAGCGACGATCTGAGCGTCTGTCCACTTCTGCCAGTCCTGACCAGCCAGCGCTCCCTGCACGACCTTCAGAGTTAGGCCACGCATCTGCACAGCCGTCGACCAGATGTTATCCTGTACCGCTGGACCACGGTCGCTGAAGTCGAAGCCCGCCTGTTTCAAGCGGCGCATCTGCACATCGTAATACTGACCCTTGATGAAGTCGTGCTGTGCCTGTCCAAACGCTGGATCCTTTGCCAGTTCCTTCCACTTGGCATTAAACGCATCCGTGGCTGGAACCAGACCTTCGAACTCCTTACCGTATGGCGTGTTCTTCAGGAACTCCTGCACACCACCGGTCTTCGAGCTGAACTGATAGATACCGTAGGACACACCACCCAAGTCGCCAGCGCCGGACGAGATAGTGCCAGCACCACCTGAACCAGACTCGAAGCGCTTGGACGTCTGACCGAGACTCCAGGCACCACTCTGCGTGATTGCACGAATAGGAGCACCCGCTTCGCCTGGAGCTCCGGCCGCGATAGGGGCTCCGGCCATGCCTTCCATGCGAACAGGACTTTCCAGCAGTGCATCCGCTTGATCAGCGAGATTGCTCTTATCCGCATTGGCATCTTTCAGTGAATCCTTGTTACCCTTGAAGAACATGTCCCATGCCGCGTAACCAAGGACCGCAGCACCACCCAAGACTACGATAACCGGCCACAGTTCAGGGTTCAGGCCGATGAAGCCCAACACTTCCATGAGCACTGGACGCACCAACCATTCGACCATACCCATCATGCCGCGTACGATAACCTCTTTGACTATCCACTTCACGAAGCGAAACACTGCGCGCACTGCCGTCTTGACCACCCATTTCACGATCTTCTTCAGCGCCCACTTGGTAACGCGTTTCAGCAGACTGTCGCCTTGGCGTACTCGCTTGGCTTCAGCTTCATCAGCATCGGCCTCTTCGTCCAATCGCGACTGGATGAACGCTTCCTTGGCTGCTGCCTGTACTCGTTCCCAGTCAGCTTGCTCGTCATCGTGATTAGCGAAGTGCGTAACCACACCCTGGAAGGTCCAGGCCATGTAGTCACGCTTCTCCTGCTCGCGAGGTACGATAACCTTGTCGATAAATGACGACAGGTCCATAAACGACTTGGGGTTATCGACCGCAGTGCTGTCTTCCTTCGGTTCTCTGAAGGGCACCAGAGCCGTTGCGTCCGTCAGAGTAACCATATTAGTTCACGAGGAAAGTAGAGTTCATCAACGGCAGACTATCATCAATGCCTGACTGGAAGCCGAAGCTTGACCCACCAATCTTCGGTGAGCCTACACCCGGAGCGTTGCTACCAGTTCCAGCCGGACCACTCGGCGAGCTGGCTCCCGGTGGGGGAGTGGATGTTCCCGGATTTACCTTGACGGTAGTGCCCGGATTCGACACCGTCGAGTTGGTGATGCTACCGGCATTGGCCTGATTGTTGACGGTCGAGCGGTTGCCTCCGACGTTAGCACTCGACGACGCGGTCACCGTAGTGTTGGCGTTGACGCTGGTAGTGTTGGAGTTGCCACCCTTGTTCGCATAGTAGCTCGGATTGCTCGTGGCGTTGGCTACGTCGCTCTTCACCACGTTCTCATCACCGAGCTTGATGCCAAAGAAGTTGCCGATCTTCGACTGCCACGACTGATGCGCACCCGGATCTTTGGCTTCCGGTAGCTTGGCTCCAGGATGCTGGTCCTTCAAGCCCGCGTCCATCTTTGCCAGTTCAGCCTGTACCTTCGGATCTTGTAAGCGCTGCGCGTTGGACTTGGTGAGCTTGGCACCACCGTGATCCTTGGCTGCGTCTACTTCAGGCTGCTCGATCTTCTTGTTGAGCCCGAGCTTCTCGAGAACCCAATCAATGATCGTCTTGCCCTGATCCTTCATGTACTCCCACGAAGAGACCGCCATCTTCTTGATGTTATCCCATGTGAGGATCTTCTGAACCGTTTCCGCCAATCCAGTGAACAACTGCGGGTCCATGATCATGGCGGCCAACACACCACCCAGACCCTTCAGCCATGAACTAGTGTCGTCCTTCTCCTTCTTGGACTTCTTGCCTGAAGACTTATCGCCGAACTCATTCTTCAGGGCGCGGGCGACGGCGTTGGCATTCTCTTCAGCCTTATCCGACTCACCACTCTTGTGACCGTTCGGGTTAGCCAGGAAGTCCATCAGCTGTTTGTACAGCGACGTCTGGTCGTTAGCCGCAGTGGTGATCGCAGCTTCCGTATTCGGAGACAGCGACACCACGTCTGCACCCTTGACGGTACTGCCCTGAGTAGCAGTGTTGCCCGTCGGCATATCGATGACGTCGGCTGCCGGAGCACGATCACTTTCGCGATTGCCGCCAACCAACGACATCGCACGATTCAGCACCGAAGGCTGTTCTGCTAGGTGCCAGTCGTTGCTCTGATACGGGACCAGCGAGTTACCACCCGAAGGTCCCGACAGAAGCGGGGTATTGGCGTGATGTCCAATCTCGCCGTTCCCCATCGCAGTGCGTTCCCGCTTGATGGACGCCGCCAGATCGCGCAACGTGTGTTGAAACACGTCGGCAATGCTTTCCAGCAGATCCTTCTTGCGAGTAACCCATCGAGCGTCGTCGCGCGCCATCAGCTCGTCGACCATAATGTCCTGCGCAGTCAGAACATCATCCACACTTGCCGGATCTGCCTGTTTGCGCGGGGCCACCATGTTCTGGAAGTCCGTGAGCTTCGTGCCGATCACGCGCTCGATCTCTTCGGACTGTTCCAGGTTACTGAGCTCGACCACATCCTGGATCTGATGCAACAGATCAGGGAATGCGTCGGCAAGCGCCTTGTTCAGGGCTTGCTCGTAGGCCGTGAGTTGCGCGCCGCCACCGTCGTCAGCGCCGTGAAGCTTTTCATACTGTGCTTCGAACTTCTTGGCACTGACTTCGGCAGCGCTGATCGCCTGATCGAACACCTGCTTCGCCAGTCCACTCAACCCGTTGAGCGCGGTACTAACCGCCTTCACATCGGATGCGCTGGCAACTCCCTTTGCGATGTTCTGCAACGAGAGGCCCGCCTTGTGTTCCAGCGAAGCCCACTTCTTTTTCTCTGCGTCACTACGAAAAGCGGCCATAGTAATCAACCTGTGTAGATCATTCCATTGCGTGCAGCATCGATGCGCTCGTCACGACGTTTCTGAGCATACTCCGAATACTGCTGGAACCGATAAAGCGGCATTTCGTCAGATGGATCAAAACCGAATTCCGAAGCTATCAGAAAGTAGCGGTCCTTGACGTCAGCCGCGCTTGTCAGGGGAAAGAAACGAGAACGCATCGAGGATGAGCTTACTCTTCCTCGATGCGCCACACCCCTTGCACGTAACAACGACTTCTTCATCAACACCGTAAGTGCCAATGGCCTGTTCATAGTCTTGCAGCAGCTGAACTTGGTCTGCGGTTGCTTCCCCGACGATATCCACGCGCACGGCCAGCGTGAGCAGGAGTTCCTGATGCTGGATATGCGACGCCATCTGAGCCAGATACGCAAACTCGGTACGGGTAGCCTTGTCCTGCATCTGCGGCGCATCCTGGAACTCGATGACATCGCGCATGGTAGGCGGGCGGAAGAACATCGCCGAGGTATCGCTGAAGTGGTAGTGTTCCGGATTCGGGATTTCTTCCAGCTCCTTAACTACCATCGTGGATTGACGAATGATCTCGGCAATCTGCAGCGAGTCTTCCGGCAGGACTTGCGACTGGATGAGGTCGAACTGCTCCTGGGACATTTCGCCAGCAGCGACCGCGGCAGCGTACTGTTCCAGCTTGTAGCCGTCCTCGACGCGCTTCATGTGCGCTTCGTTGTTACACGTCGTCTTGTGCGTGTAGTTCGACTTCGTGAAGCTATTCAGACGCAGCCAATACAGCACGAAGTAGAAGTCCGGCAGGGTCAGGTCGAATGCGACAGCCGAATGTCCAGGCGTGGTCGTCATCAGAATCGATGACACGGCTTCCACCAGCGGAAGCAGTGACTGTTCACGGTGCGCGCGTTGCAGCTTCGCCAGATGCTTGGCACGAAACGGCGAGGCGTACAGATCCTTGAAGTTGTAGAAGGCGAAGCGCGAAGGCAGTGCCAGCGACGTACCTTCCGGTTCAGCGATCGCGTTCGTGAATCCAGGCATTTCCACCGGAACCGTCGGCGCGCTCACTTGAGCTTGTCCAGCAGGGACGCCGTTGAACGACATTCCCATCGGATTGGGTTGCGGAGCCTGACGAGGAGCTTGCGGCTGATCGTCAAGCACCGGCTGCATCATCGGGCGACGTTGCAGCTGCGGCGCGTGTTGCGCTTGCGGGGCTGCCTGAGGTTGCGGCTGTGCCGTAGGTTGATGCGGCGTCTGACCTACCTTCGTCATCTGCTGAGGTGCCTGAGGATGTGCCTTGGGCGGCGTCATGAAGTGAGCAGTCGACGCAGAACGCGCATCGACCTTCTTCTGGATCGCTTCCTGCCGCTCACGTGGGAACTCCATCGTGGTGGTGGAATGGATCGTGGTGTTGTTACCACTCATCGTTTACTCCTAGGTTGGGAAGGGTATTGCTTTGTGTTTATATCGTCGGTTGATACAGCGACGACGAGCCGGGCAACGGCAGATTATTGGCAAGGAAGTCAGTAGCACTGGACAGCATATGCGAACCGCTGCTGATCAGATCACCGACGTTACCAACTCCACTACCGATTAGATTCGTCAGCGCGTTGCTACTAAGGTTGGACGCAATCGCCGAAGTGAGGTCCGGGTTGACATCCATGACATTGATGAACACGTCGCCAACACTGAACGTCACGTGGTTGACTAGGCGCTCGCTGCTGTTGCTACCCATCTGGTAGGTGTCTACCGAGATAGGCCAGCACTCGGTGTACTGCACGATGGCGATAACGCTCTTGGTGACATCCAGCAAGTAGATATAGATCGGCTTCTTGTAGTCAGACGGGCGACCCCATCCACCAGCGAGCTGTCCAGCAGTTGCCGCGCTGAATGGCGTGAGCACTGCGTTGTTCCAGGCTTGCAGGTACTTCAACGAAGTGTTGGAGCTGTCCGCGTAGACCGCCAGACGAAGCGTATCCACAGAATACTTATCCGGGTAGTTGCGGTCGCGACCTTCACGGAAGATGGCCTTCGACGCGAACTGGCGGAAAGGCATAGTAGCCTCTTCCACGAAGTACCACGGAAGTTGCGCTGCTTGGCTAGTGGACACAGCGCCGCCCATAGCCGAAGACAGAGCGCCACCGACACCGCTGAGTGCGCTGCTCGCAAGACTAGCCAGCACTCCAGCGCTCGCGCCAGATGCGGTCTGCGTCGTGCCGGGGCTGATGACTGGGAGCTGAGCGTACCATGTGAACGACATCAGCGGATCTGGACGTGCGGAGATACCAGCCAACGGATTGCCGGGGTCTGCGCCACCGATGCTGCTCATAGCACTGAAAGTGCCAGGACTCTGCAGAGTTGCTGACGGGGCGAAGCCACCTAGGCCAGACAATGCTGAATCGAAAATCTTGGAGGGTGCGTTGAGTATGGAACCAACTGCACCGCTGACGTTGCCTGTGAGTAAGCTACCGACTGCACCTGTTACGGCGCCAATACCGGTCTTAACCACATTATTTACTGTGCCGCTGACTGCGGAACTAGCGTTGTTCTTGACGTTGGTGACAGCGCCTTTGACGCCCTGCTTGAGCGCGTTGACCTGCCCCTTCGTGTTCACGTGAATCTGTTGCTCGGCGTTGGATATTGCGTCGGAAAGAAAGCTCATGATTGGCACGCCCGTAAGGAGGCACCAAGAGTGGATTAGCTGACGGTTGAACCTCAAGAGTCAGCTGAACTCTTGGGTAAAGAGGAAAAGAGGAAAAGAGGGGACGCGAGACTCGAACTCGTTTTGATCGTCCCCCAAACCACAATGCAGTGTGTCACCCTTCCCACAAGTTTGAACCCACTGCACGTCGTCGAGTATGCGATACTGATGCTATTAAATTGGGGCTACTGGTGCCGTGCTTAGATCAGATGCACGTCATCGACAGTGAACGCCGGGAGGTCCGCAGTCTTCGTAGCGTTGCCAATCTGATCACGGAGCTTCTGGTATGCGGCAAGCAACGTCGCGTATTTGTCGTTGTACGCGTTCGACTTGGCGATGATCGAAGCCGCCAGATAGGAGACTTCGATACCGCGTGCGGTTGCCAGCGTGGACAACAGATGCGAAGCGGGTTGTCCGTCGATGACTGCGTGTGCGTCGACGACTTGCTGCTTCCACGAGGCTTGCTCGGACTTCGTGTAACCTGACGACAGCGCGTAGACTGCTTCGTCGAAGTCCATGGCGGCACGCGCATACGCTGCAGACTGCTGACTGGCGATCGGTGCGTTGATCAGGTCAGCACCGACTTGCCACGCGTTGCCAGTCCAGTAAACTACCAGTCCGGTGCCGAGTACCATCGGCGGTTCCCACGGCGTGCTGTTGTCGGGTTGCGCTGCGTCGGCGTCGAGCTCGACACTGGTATCGTACACGGTCAGTGCGCCAACGCCCGAAGCCTTGAACAGATACCACGTTTTCTTGGCGGGCGCTGCCGGAGTTTCTTCGACAGTCGGAGCGGGTTCTTCAGCAGGAACGCCGGTCTGGATGTTGATGGTTGCATCCGGCTCGATCGTTTCAACCGTCGTCGGTTGTTCAGGAAGGGTGTCTTGAGTGTCGGACATGTTGTTAAGACCAGATGAGTGTGAGTGCGGGGTCGACCGGGATGTAGCCGTTAGGAGCCGGCCGATCGAGCGAGATGGTATCCGGACACGGACGACCCTGCTCTGGCAGGTAATAGCCGTTGTCGTGAGCCTCGTCGGGAGCGATCATCTGCACGTTCTTCGTCGCAACGTACAGATCGCGCTGAACTTCCAGTGTCGTGCCTTCGGGAGCTACCGGCCAGTCCGCGTTCGTGCGGTACACCAACCATTCAGTGGTCAGCGTCGGGATCATCACACGACGCATACCAATGGCTTCCAGCAGTTGATCCGGTTTGTCGCTTTGACACACCAGAACAACCTCGTCGTACCGTTCCTTGCGCGCCACATCCATAAGCATGATGCAGTCACGCAGGAGTTGCGCTTCGACTTGCGGCGTGTACTCGTCGAAAAGCGCACCAAAATATTTACGCTTCGGTGCGGTCACTGGTTGATCGTTCGGGATATGCGTATCCACGTCAGACTCCCTTAGCGAGCTTGTCGGCTTGCTGCTTGGTTAGGGTGTGAACCTTGGTAGGTTCACCCTTGAAGATAAGCCGGATGTCCGTGCCGTTGACGGAAGGGCGCACGCCGAAGCGCATACCCTTTTCAACGACTACCGTCTTGCCACGGAAATCCAACTTGACCGGACGAGCTCCCTTGTAAGAAAACCACTGATAGGCCGTTTCGGGCTTGATTGCGGCAGTAACAGGTTTGCTGATCAGGAATGAATACATAGAGCATCCTTACATCGGGAGTGTTGTACGACCGAGCTTTTCTTTGTTGCGCTTCGCCAGTTCCAGGCGATAGTTCGGATCGCGGTCGGCTTTCGCTGCGATCTTGATGATCCGGCTGTTTGCTTCTGCCTTGGCACGCGGCTGGCTGATAGACGGGATGTGCTTGATCTTACCCGTCTTCGACAACGTCCAGCTGTCACCACTGTCGCCAAAGTCACGAGACAGCAACGGCTTCCGGTATCCACGTGAATGCGAAGCCGATTGTGTGGTCAGTTGACCAGCACTAGCACGTTCCAACAAGCGTGCGTGTTCCTGCTTGGCTTCTTCACGTGCGTCGACGCTACCACCGAAGTCATCGTCGAACTCGTCAGTGCCGAAGTCGTCTTCACCTTCGTGGCTGGTGTCCTTGCCCGTGTACTTCTCGAGCTTCTTGCGGAGCTCGGCGTCTTCGTCCAAGTCACGCATCAGCGCATCCGGATCGATCTTCGCAGCAGCCATCCACATCTTCAGCGGGATAGGTACACCCTTGTCGGATGCTTGCTGAAGCAGTTCCGCCATGTTCTCTTCACCCTTCGCTTCCAACTCCTTATGCCAGTGAAGCTGCGGCATCTTCAGGTTGTTGCGATTGGTGCGGTTGAACAGGAAGTCAACAACACGGCCAGCCTCTGCGCGTTTGCTCGGATCCTTGTACAGATTGTTGGTAACGGCGACCAGCGGGAAGATCTTCGAGTAGAACACCCGTTCCGTCATGTCGGTACGGAAGCTGTTCATCGATTCCAGGAACGTGGAGTACGCCGACTCAGCCGAAGCGTAGCTGGCATCACCCGAAAGGAACGACTCCGAGATACCGAGTGCCCGCAGCTTGTAGGCAACCAGAATGTCGGCCATGTCGGTCCACTTCCAGAAGTCACCACCAGGACGCAGATCGGTTGCTTGCACGGCGTTACGTGTGGATACCCATCCGCCAAGCGGATCCATTTCCGCGCTCTGGAACTCCTGCACCAATGCGCCGAGCTCTTCGCCTGTCGGTGTCCACTGATCGTCACCTGCGGTCAAGTGGGTCATCGCGCGCTGACGACGTTGCGATTCAACCAACGTACCGCGGAACAGCGTCTTCTCGATGAGGTACATCGGGAGGATGCGGTGCAGGTACGAGGTGAAGGCCCGGTCCGTTGTCGAACGGCGCGGCACGAACAGCGTAGTCACCGGGTCTAGAGTGAATGCACCCGACTTCAGCATGTCAACGAACTGCGACGGCATCTGCTGCAGATAGCGGCGTGCGTACTCCGAGGTATCGTTGAGGAACTGCTGCGTTGACTGTCCAACCCGCACGTTGATCGTGGGGTCGATGTTGAAGAACGGCGAAGGCATCACGCTGCAGGACAGTGCGTCGTGCAGCAGAGTGTCCATGAACACCTTAGCCTTCGGATCGAACACCAAGCTTCCGGCGAAGAAGCCGTCCACAAGGTGCGTTGTCGAGATCAACGGCATCATCTGCTGAACGTTGAGGCGCTCCAGCGTTTCATTGAACGGGCGCAGTTCCTTTTCTTCCAGACCCCGCAGTTCCCAGCTTGAGAACGGGAAGTGCGCCTGAATGTCCACTGCGCTACCTGCCGTGTTATCGAACAGGTAGATGTCCCGATACATCAGGGCCAGCGTGGAGGTGTCGACCAGATGCGGATCCGCCGGGATCAGGCCAGTCATGTAATACTGGTAGTTCGATTGCCAGAAGCCGTTGACGGACATCGAGGCACCACCGGCACCGCTTCCACCACCGAACATCGACATGTTAGCGCTGACCTCTGACTTGCTGGCTTTACGCGAAGCGCGTGCGCTGATACCATTTCCCTGGGAAGGAGGGGCCATGTTGAAGTTCTTGCCGTTCACACCCAGAATCTTTTGTTTGGCGAACATGTTGTTCCTTTATTTGGCCTTGCGATGTTTCGCAAACCGATTGAACTGCGCGTTGCGAAACGCCAGCCGGATTATCAGGTCGAGGTTGACTACGGCGTCGAGCTCACGGCGGAACGCGTACTTGGCAACCTTGGACTTCAGCAGATTACGACCCATTCGATCAGTAGCCCGGCTGACCAGCAACACACCGACTCCGCGTGGAATGTCGTCCTTCACCTTAGCGTACACGGCGGGCGACATGGCGAAGTAGAAGCGATTGCTCAACTCGACATAGTTGTGCCACTTCTTGTCTGCACGAAAATCGGCGACGCTCGACTTGACTTCTACGATAGTAACATCGCCGGAGAAGCTCAAGCACAGCAGGTCAGCACGGAAACGACCGCCTCGACACAAGCCCATCTCTTCGTTGACTGCCATGCGCTTCTTGACGAAGTATCGCGTGGCCGCAGTCTTGATCTCTGATGCAACCAGTGGTGTGCTCATCGCTGCATCGCCTGAATGATTTCCGTCTTCATCTTGTCGTGCTGCTCTTGCATGACTGTACCAAGCCGAGTACGACTCTGCACCATGCGCTCCCGGAATTCCTTCATGTTGGATTCGGGCAGCCCCAAGGTCTTGGCGTCATCGGTGATAAGCGCTAGCTCCTTCATGATCGCCATACCGATGTCCAGCATACCCGGACGCAGCACCTTCTCGACCAGCATCATGCCGACGGCACCGCGGTCTTGCGTGGACTGCAGGTCGATCATCAGCTCACGGATCGACTGGACCAAGCCGTTGAACGAGTGAACGCCGTAGCGGCCCTTCGACTCACGAATACCAGCTTCTACTTCCGAGATCAAGTCGATGGACGTTTGGATAAGCCGCTTGTTCAGCTGGGACAATGCGTTGTCCGCTTCACCAGCTTCCAGCATCTGTTGCAGTGCTTCTGCGTCATCACCGAGGATAGAGTTCAGACCCTTCTTGTTGAGGCGCGAAATACGACCCGGCTTCTGCGGTTCCAGCACCATGAGCTCAGTCCCCGGTTTATTCGGGGACGGGGCGGCTTTAGCTTTCTCAGCCTTGGGTGCCAGATGACGCTTGGCCTTCTTTGCTTTCGGAGGACGCGGCCGGAAGTCATTCTCGAAATCCGCGTCGTCCGGTTCATCTGTGTGGCGCGCCTTCTCAGGCTGTGCTGCCGACTTGTTCTTCCCCTTGCGCAACGGTTGCTCGTCGCCGTCTGCACCTTTCTTCTTGGATGGCTTTGGACTGGGGGACTGGGAAGGGTTGCTACCGGGACCCGAAATGTTGAACGAAAAGTCCCGTGTTTTAGTTTTCTTCAACATCAGCTACTCCTTTCGTGCGTGCTGGTCACTCGCTGTCAGCAACCGGAAGGGCGATACGGTGGTCTTCGCACACGAGAACCGGAATGCCGTTGGCGTGGCTGGCAGTCATCGGTTGACGGCATTCGGGACACAGACCCTTGCCTGCGACTTCGGCGCTCATGTCGATGCGCGCAGTCAGCTTCTTCTGGGTGGTAGCGGCAGCCGCGCCAATCTTCTTCGCGACCGCTTCGCTTTTGGTGGACGATGCTTCGAGATACGCTTTCGGGAATTGCATTGCCATGATTACACTCGCTTGTTGATTAAGGGCATACGGCTACTGTCTTCGACCATCTTGACGATGCCCATCGGCTGGTAGTCAAGGTATTTACCAAGACCGGCTTCCAGACCATACAGACCGATGAAGCTGCAGTCCAGTTGGTGCGGAGGCGTCCGACAGACACGGTACAGCTGATCAAGAGTGTAGCCTTCGAACCGCCGATGGAACTCGTTCTTCCACGTTGCCGCGGTGATGTACTTGACAGGAACGTTGTAGCGGCCAGCCAGCAGACCGTTCATCATCGAGACGCATTCAATGAGCGGACCCATCGAACTACCACCACGCGTCTGGAACCGTTCGGCGATGATGCCGTTCGGTTGATAAAGATCGATCCACCTACCAACCTCAGTCAAGAACAGATCGCGCTGCGGGCCGAACTTCGTCAGATCGTAGATTGGATTGGTCAGGATGGCGTTAGCCAGAACCCCGACCTTTCCGTTCTCGTTCACGGCAACTACCGAGATTCCCATATTGCGACTTCCCGGGTCGAATGCCAGCACCCGCTTCGTTGTGGGCTTCAGCTTCACATTGTCCGGCAAGTCATATTCCCGATTGGGCTTTCGTATTTTTCTGCGGGCCATCTCGTGTTACCTCGTATTCACATACGGTTAAATTGCGACAATCCGCAATTAACGTAAGCCCCTGAATCCTCGGAAGGCGCCACCACTGCGTCCGGCACTGGCGGGCATCGGCATGGTTGCACGACTCCCGTCGTACGTCCAGTCCTTGGCTTCGTTCAAGCGTTCCATGATTTTCGGATCGTGTAGCTTGGCACCCCACAGCACGAATGCACGGAAGATGTCGTCTGTGAATCCGTCACCCTTCTCAGGGCAGCGCGCTTCGCCAACATCTTTCACGGTAACGATCTGGAGCATCAAGTGCGGGACAGGCTTGCCGAACATATCCGTCTTGTAGTTCTCGACACGTCCGTCCAATATCATACGTTTCTCGGCGTCGTTGATGGTTGGGGCGACGATGTTCTTCTGTCCAAGCATTGCCACCACTGCGTTGAAATCCTTCCGACGCGGACTGTACTGACGCGCCAAACAACGCGGCTTCTGCGACGGGTTGTTACCCATGTCATCCTTCGCACGGTTCAGCAAGTCGATGGATTGCCACTGATCCGCCAGCAATGCCACAGCGTTGAGTTGCTTGAGCATCGGGAGGATCACGTGCTGATACATCATATTGTGATTGATGCGTCGGCCGTCATGTGGCATACACTCGATGACTGTAGTCAACACGCTCTTGCCTGAGTTGAAGTCGTAGTGACCGCCACACAGCGTGAACGAGTTATCTACTACTCCAGCGTCGATAGTTACCAGTGACGGCCAGCGGAAGCTACGAACACGATCCAGCTTGAGGTAGACCTCGTCGGCCTTGTCGTACTGGTAGGTTGCGTTGTGGCTGTTCTGACCGTTAACGAAGATCTCCTCTTCAACAACCTTGGGCTGAATGAACCGCGAGTGTACCGACGGCGGATTAGCCCCGAAGTCTCGCTCAGCCTTTTCCGGATTGGAGTTGTAGGCCATAGCGATGATCGGATCGTCCTTTTCCATTTCCGGGTGCATTTCCCATGTCGGGAGATTCACGCCCAGAATGTACTTGGATCCCACTTCGGTGCGCGACTCAGCCAGCAATCGCATCACCTTATCGCGCTTCGAGATCGGCGACGACACGCACATCATCAGAGCAGATGGAGCACTGGAAAAGCCAGCGGCCAGCAACTTGCGGCTCACCTTCTGCACCGTAGTCAGACTGTTGGTCAGTGACTTGTGTGCTTCGTCAGCGTTGGCGCGCTCGGACTGTTCGTCCTCATCTTCGTTACCTTTCGGCAGCGGGAACAAACCCAATTCGTCAAGGGCAGCGCCGATGCGTGTGTCACCCCGGAGGGTAGTAGAGTTCGGCCCACTCGGGTAGAACTTCATGTTGCGGTGATGGAACGTCAGGTACATTGACGAGTCGCGATACAGTTCTGTGCCTGAACGGGCCTTGGTATCGTCCAACACTTCGAAGTATGATTGGAACCAGGAACTGTTGTCAATCAGCTTCTTGAACGGAGTCCACAACACGCCGACGGCCTTGTTGAAGTTCAAGCTGACCATCGTACAGGTCAACTGCGTCGAGGCTTGCATCATAGTAGGAGCGAGCTCCGCGATGTTCGGAAACATCAAATACTGATGGGCCATGTACGCAAAGTAGCCAGCGGCCGACGATGATTTGCCGGATCGCTGGCCCAGAACGTTGACTAACTGCTGATAGTGATGCAGACCGTGGTTCTTTATCAGATCCCACTTGTGACGCTTGCACTTCGGACATACACCGTGCTCCAGCATCACCACGCTCTTCTTCAGGCGATCTGGTTCCAGTGCCTTCGGAATGTTGTAGATGTCGAATACGCGCTTGTCCGAACAGCACGGGCAGATCTCGGCGAACAACATCAGGCCGATCCACATCTGGCGCGCCCACGGAACGCTGTACTTCGGAGCATCACGCGACAGCACATTCATAGTGAAGTCGTAGAAGTTCTTGGCATGAGTAAGCTGTCGTGTATCGATCTTCAGATCACGTAGCGTACCCGTTGCCGGATCCTCCGCGTCGTTCATGTAAGCCAGGATGTCGAAGTCATCGACGGCCATACCACCTTCTTCGAATCCACCATGCTTGATGATGTACTCGTCAGGCGAGATCTCCTTGAACTTGATCTTCTTGCCCTTCTTCTTGGCAAGTTTAGCCTTCAGCATCCGCTTCTCGTGGATGCGTTGCATGTCGTCGTCAGACAGCAAGCCCTTCAGGAAGACGTCGGCATCCGCGTCCATCAAGCTGTCGGTACGAGCCGTTGCCAAGCGATCACTCGCAGACTCCACGGCATTATAATCGATCTTCTGCATGGCAATCCTATTCTTCAATTACCGGCGAACGTTTAGGTGTGGGTGTCTTGGGCGTGTCGTCGGAAGACGCTGCTGATTGGGCTTTCTCTTTCGGCCTACGACGTTCATCGTCGGAAAGCGCCGGGAAGATGATATTCGCTGGCTGCTTAGGCGTGATTGAGTTGATCAACGAGTCGACTGCAGACCGCGGCAATCCAAGATACTTTGCAATGTAGCGAGCCATCAACAATTGAGATCCGGTCGCTACCATGCGTTCAAATTGCGCGAATTGGGTATTGTCGACCTCAGCGTTCAAGGTACGCTGGACTACCTCACGTGCTTGCGAGGTGCCCGCCTGAACGGCCAGAGTAAGCGGTCCGAGGTCATTAAGGAAGAACTCTCGTACACGCTCGATGTTGGATTGGAGGGCGACTGGAAGCTCGTCAGAGTAGGCACTCTTACGGATCTCCACCTCCTCGGTGATGAGGGATAGTGCGTGCGGGGCCACCACCTTCTTGGTAGCATTCAACGACTCGTCGAAGGACTGGGTCGGACGGTAGAAGAAGCGGGAACGCCTGGACTTGGTGGTCTTTTTCTTTTTCTTGGGTGCTTCGGGAGCTTCCACTTCGGGTTGCTGCTGTGACTTCGGTGTCGGGTGGGCCATCACAGTCAGCGCACTGAGAAGATCGTCTGCCACGTCCTCCTGCTTCTTGGTGGACAAACTCAGGTGGGATAAACGACTTGCCATTGCGGACCTCTGACTGTGATGGTTGATTACGATTACTCTTCTGCGTCGTCGTCCATGGACTTCGACTTCTTCTGGTTGCGTTTCGCTACGTACAACTCTTCGCCAACGCCGGAAGCCAACTGGCGGAAGCACCACGAACGCAGATTCATAGGCTTGTAACCCATGCGGTTCGAATGCTCGGTCATCTTGGCCTTGTCGCCGAGGACCCATTCCTTGAGTTGCGCCCAGCTGATGACCTTCTTACCAGCGCCCAGACCCTTGAGGTCGATATACATATTTTTCCGATTCTTGCCGGTGAGCTGGCCCGTCTGGCGGAGATAGTACACCGTGTCGAAGAACGGGTCGAAACCGCGAGCTTCACCACTGCCGTCTTCTTCCCACAAGCGAACGAAGCCCATACGACCCGGCGTCCACAGCTTGTTCTTGATAGCCTTGAACCGGACGTAGCGATAACGGTCGGTGCCCTCTACTTCTACCGACGGCTCGTGCTCGCGACGATCTTCCGCGTCGAACTTCGGATTGAACGGCAGGTTCGAGGCCAACGGCGTCCATTGGATACGCACGTCACTGTTGAAGCGCAGTGCCTGTCCACCCGGTTCTGCTTCCTTCGGACCGTACATCGCCATCGGACCAGCACGCAGCTGATTGATACCAATGACCGCGACCATCTTTGATGCCAGACGACCCTTCACGCGCGGCAGATGCTTCGAGAACATACGCGCTTGCAACGCCAGCGAGTTGTCGCCGTCTTCCTTGTCGTTCGACGTCGGGTTCATTGCCGGATACGAGTCGACCAAGATCAGAGCTTGCAGTGCTCCATCGGGTGCCGGGATCCAGATGCCCTTGCCGTACTTCTTGGACATCGTCTTGTCGGAATGGCTATCGAGCTTCGCCTTGTTTTCCTTCGTCTCGTCGAACACGAGCCACCACTTACCCGCGATGAACTTCTTGTCCGGCAGCTTCTGCAGCATGTCGTGCAACCAGTCGAAGAACTTCTCGCCGATGGTTTCCGCACGATAACGCACACGCGGAGCCACCGTCCACTTGCCGGTTTGCGCGTCCTTCTTGCCGAACACTTCCTTGATCGAGATCTTCGCGCCGCAGGTACGCAGAATGTTGGCGACGTAGGGCTTGGAGTTCTTGGTCGAACCTTCGTAGTCCGCCAGCCCGATGATCGGGATGTTGGCGTTGATACCAGCGGCCATGATGTGCAGCGCGCCAGTAGTCTTACACGACTGTTCCGGGCCGAAGTGGGTGTACCATGCCGGGCGGATACCACCACCCTCGACGAGGTCCAGCGCCAGAATGCCGGTGGACATCGGCGGTACGTCTTCGAGCAAGTCGCTATCGAAGTCTTGACGGCGGCTGACGTCGTCGAGCGTATCCGAGTACAGACCAGCGACGTCGAAGGTTACTTCACCCTTCGCACCCTTCTTGCCACGAGGTGCCTTACCTACGACCGCTTCGATTGCTTCTTCGACTTCGTCTTGCTTGGCGCGGCGTGCTGGAGCTCGCTTGACTGCTGGCGCCTTCTTGGCTGCGACCTTACGGGCCGGAGCCTTAGCTACTGGCTTCTTTGTTGCCATGAGTTCTGTTCCTGGGAAGGGCAAATGAAAAGACCCGCCGCGAACGGTCATCTGTTCGGCGGCGGGCCCGAGGCTTCACGATGAGTTACGTGAGCTATTTACTACTGACGCTTTAGCGACGTGCCTTCTTCACCGGAGCCTTCTTACGTGCGGGCGGCTCGTCGTCCTCGTCTTCATCTTCGTCGTCGAAGTCATCGTCATCTTCATCTTCTTCCTCGACGACCTTCTTGCTTTTGGCTGCCGTCTTCTTGGCGGGAGCCTTGGCTACCGGCTTCTTGGCACCCTTCTTGGGCGGCGGGGCTTCGTCTTCATCTTCGTCGTCGAAGTCATCTTCATCTTCGTCATCCGAATCTTCGTCCTCGTCCTCGTCTTCCTCGACGGCGGCCTTCTTGCCCTTGGCTACAGGCTTCTTCGCCGGGGCTTTCTTGGCACCCTTCTTCGGAGCCGGCTCGTCGTCTTCGTCTTCGTCTTCGTCCTCGTCGTCGAGATCGTCGTCTTCGTCTTCCGAGTCTTGATCATCCTCGTCGTCCGAATCTTCGTCCTCGTCTTCATCATCGCCGAAGTCGTCCTCGTCTTCTTCGTCTTCCTCGACCTTCTTGCCCTTCTTGGCCGGTGCAGCCTTACCCTTCTTGGGCGGCGGTGCATCGTCCTCGTCTTCATCTTCGTCGTCGAAGTCATCGGACTCTTCGTCCTCGTCTTCTTCGTCTTCCTCAGCAGCCTTCTTGCCCTTGCCCTTTGCCGGAGCAGCCTTCTTGGCGGGAGCCGGTTTGCCCTTGCCCTTCTTCGGCGCCGGTTCGTCGTCCTCGTCCTCGTCTTCCTCGTCGAGGTCTTCGTCCTCTTCGTAGTCGTCTTCAGCAGCCTTCTTGCCCTTCGACTTCACCTTGATGCCCATGCGCTTTGCCCACGATTCGTAGTCACGCTTGGTTTCTTCTTCCGTCGATTCAGCAGCCAGATCCGACAGGTCCCACGTGAGGAATGCCAGTTCTTCTTCGGTCAGCGGCGAACGCTCGCCGATCTGCACGGAGTACTGCTCAGCCGGTGCCTTCGTGCTGTCGAACATGATACGCACGTCGCAACCGAACTTATCGTGGCTGACTGCGTAGGCCGTCGTGCTGCCAGTCTTCTTCGACGTTACCGTGTTGAGGGGCTTCAGTTCAGCCAGCTTGCGGATAGCGCCGCCCGGCAGTGCCAGAGCAACCCACGGTGTCCACGTTTCCGAGTCCTTGTCCTTGTGGCCCGACTTGCGTTCGGCAGCCGTCGGCTTCGGCAGACGCGACGGTTGCTGCTTCTGGGCAGCACGCGACAGAGCGTTGCAGTAGAACTTCTTTGCCACCTGAACCGTCTTCTTGTCGTTCTCGCGGATGTCTTCCTCTTCCTGCACGATTGCATACCACGGATCGTACTTCGTGGTGTCGAACTGCTGCGTGTCCGGATCGTACGACGGGAAAGAGACCGGGAACTTCGTGGGCTTGCCGTCCTTCGTCTTCGTCTTGACCCAACCCGTTGCGTAGCTGAACGTCGGTCCGAAGAAGCGGAACGTCACCCACTTCTTTTCCGGGAACTTGAACAGGTTGATCTTGTCGGTGATCTTCGGTTTGTCCGAACGGTTGCCAGTGCGGACGTTATCGAAATCTGTACCCTTTTGAGCCATGCTGGTGTTACTCCTGTGTGGGATGAGTTGGTCTCGACGCGCGCCCTTGTGATTGGTTCATCTGGGCGAGCGACATGGTAAGTGCCTTCTGAATACTATTTACTGTGTGCCGCAGAGTTGCATCGTCGAGCGGCGCAGCGCTATTCAGGGCAACCAGAGTGGTTTGTAGCAATGCCTGTTGATGCACAGCCAGCTGATTGGCACGCGATTCCAAGTGAGCGGCGACGAGCGTAGCAAACTTCTCAATGCCGTCAGCGTCCATCTTCTCGCGCATCATCAACGATACCGCTTGTTCTGCCTGTTGAGTGCGCTGCGAATACTCAGCAAGCAATCCCTTGTGGGCCTGAAGGGATAGTTCGAGACTGGCCTCCCGATTGGCGTTACGGCTAACGTGCGTCATTAAATTTCCAATGCGAACGAGCGCAGTAAGTCACGGTTCTTGCGGCTCACATGCTCGGGGATTCCGAGACTGGCTCGGATATATCCGTGCGTGTCCGCCTGTTTGGCTACGAAGGCGATGTGTTCTTCGAGCTCACCACTGGTATCCGGCATTGTGAAGCCGAGGATATCAGAAGCCGCGTCGCCGTGCGCATCGGTCAGACTCTCGACAGACTGGTCCGATTGTCCACGCGCCATGTTGGCTACTTCAGAGCGCGCACTCTTGAACCAGTTCTGTATGAATGTGGTAAGAACACCTTGCCGCGCGTCACACCGATCAATCGCCCGCGACACCACGATCATGTACGTCTGAGCGACGTCGTCCAATGGAACGTAGTGGTTGAAGTCCTTGTAGGTAGCTTGCGCTTGCATGATCGCCATCCGGGTGTACTTCTGGACAATCATCTCCTTGAACTCGCGAGCCTTGTCATACCAGTAACGCACCTGCTGGATTGCGCTATACAGACTACCACCCGGACGCAGTCCCATCTCGCGCTCGACCTGATGCATCCGTGAGTTGCGCACCACGTTGTCCACACGGGCAAACGGTGAATGCAACCACTCGTAGTGACGCAACTTCTTCAGGAACATCGACAGGAAGCCGAACAGCAAGCCTCGGTTGATGTACATGGACTTGGCGTGCTCGTGCGCCTTGGTTATGTCCGGGGCGGTGATTACATTGAACAAGTGGATAGCCAGTTTGGCCCGGTCATCCGACGTGAACTTGGTACTAGCCTTCAGCGACTGGTGCGCCGTGATCTTCGCCAGATAGTTGTTGAACAGCGACGGGCACTCCGCGTGAATCGGTTCGAGGGCTTTCCAGAGAAACAGGTCGAGCGTCTGCAGATACTGGAGGCTCGTCAGATTGCCCGTGATACTTTCGGTGATACCCTTCAGCGAGTCGAAGGCGCGGCTGTGCTCGTAGCTTTTCATGATTACTTCTTACGTTGAGATACCGGCGAGGGTTTCTGAGGCGGCGGGAGTTTGGACTCGATCTTGTTGAAGAGGGATACGACATGCTTGCACATCCCTGTGCGAAGCTCGGGATTGGTTTGGATCGGATACTCGCCGTTGGAGTACTCGATATCAGCGGCACCCTTCTCGTGTAAGGCCGTTTCCCAACGGTACGTGAAGTCGGCGCAACTGCAAGACAGCTTGACGTGCAGTTGCTTGTCCAAGAACACAATCACAGTCACGTACTTCTGTGGGTCTGGGTTCTTGACCGGACGGCCCTCGTTGTTGATGACGTGAGTGCTGTAGCTGGCACTCGCCACGTATCCTCGACCTTTAGAGTCGAAGCCCTTCTTCATATCGGTGATCCGCACGTACTTCGCACCCTCGTGGCGGAGGCGAGTGGTACGGCGGATGATTTGCGGCAATGTCAGCATGATGGATCCTCGGTGAGCCGAGTAATCAAATTACGTGAAGCTGATGTGCAGGTGTTGGAACAGGTGGATTAGCCAGCCGAACTCCGTGTAGACGCCGATCACCAGCAGAGTTGCCACCCATAATAACAGTAGGCCAATCCAGAATTCACTCTTGTTCATGGGTATGCAACTCCGGCACGCTCTTGCCATGCAATCACTTCGGGATTGCGCGTCTTCCAGCGGCCAGCCGGATTTACCTTAGTGCCAGCGCGCGGACGCATGGTTATCACGTTCAGCAGCGTGAGTCGGCTGAGCGCTTCACGCAGAACGGTACGGCTCACCCCCAACTGCACAGCCAGATCCAGCTGATCCGGAAGCATACCGCCGGGGCCGACTTTGACTACGAGGTCAACCAACGATTCGAGCGTCTTATCTACTTTGCTGACTGCCATGATGCACCTCTTAAGATGGGTGGTTTAATAGTCGGCTACTGCGGTGTGATAGCAAACGATGCCGCGTGCGCGCCACATATCGACTACGCATTGACGATCGTCGAACGCCATGAACACGTCGGCCAAGTCGAAGCCCGCTTGCTGCACGATCCACGGCTTGTAGTCTTCGTCCGACATCTTCGCAAGACCGTGGAGGCCGGGCGGACGCATCAGCAGTTGATCGTTGGTGATCTTCGGGCCAACGTACTCGTGAATCTGGTGGAGCGTCATACCCCGATACTCAGGACCGTCGCCACGGCTGGTAACGAACAGCATGTGGAACGCCGGATTGTCGTAGAAGGCGCGGTAGACGTGTGCTCCTTGTGGGATCACCGTGTCATTGACCGTTGCCTTGATGTAGGCTTCACGATCACCCTTGAAGTAGTGGGCCGTGCGATGGCTGGAGTTGATGAGGCAGCCGTCCAGATCACAGATGACCAGCTTGATTGGTGCTTGCATGAGGGAACCTCGTTGGGTTGGTTGTGGAGATGATCAGTTGGCGGCTGCGGTTTCCGGCGACGCGAGCAGCAGTGCGCGCTCAGCGATCATGCGTTGCTTGGTGCGACGCTTCTCCAACAGCAGCGCGAAGTAGAAGATCGCGTCGAGAAGCGTTTCGTCCAGCGACTCGGTGGCATTCGCATCACCTTCAACGTTGAACACGTCGTAGTTCAGCAGTTCGCACTGCGTCTCGAGGCGGTCGATCTTGCGCCAGATCGTGAAGAAGGCACCCGGTCCCACACGCTTGCACCACGACGCGCCGTACTCGCTGTCCTTCTTGATGCCGAGGTCGACCAGTTCGTTCATCATCTGGCGGATGTTCTCGAAGTTGGTATGCGGCAGGTCACGGTCTTGAATCAGCGAGTTGGGGAAAAAGGACACGCCGAAGTCCGGATGCAGCATCGACTGTTGTTTGGGTTGTTGGGGTTGTTTGGGTTGGTTGCTCATGTTGGTTCCTTGGGTTGGAAGCGGTTCAATACTACGGCGGTTCCGTCAGCGCTAATACGTTGCCACACTAGCGCTTTCTCTTCGACGCTGAGGAATACCCAATTG